GAGTAAAGCTACCCTGACTAAAATAAGGATAATGATGTTAGAGATAAGAAGTCGTATTAATGGTAAAGTTGAGATAAATGAATCAACTGTTCGTAGTTTACATTTTAATCTTATAACAGAAAATTATGAAACAATCCGAATGTATCATGGTGACGAGTTTACAACCGCATTAATGGAAATATATTCTGAATGTGAAATGTATGAAACTTGTGCACTTATTAGAGATTCAATAGATAGTGTACACAAAATAGAAGAATTAATAGATTAAAAAGATGACTGAGAAAGAATTAATTCAATTAGGATTTGAAAAGCAAGTAGATGATTGGGAGCGAGTAAATGACACATTCTATTACTATACGTTAGATATAACAAGTGGGCTATCTTTCATTACTCAAGCAAATGATGAGGTAGAAAATGGTGAATGGGTTGTAGAAATATTTGAATCACCCGATATTAAATTCAAAGATGCTAAAACACTAAGTACATTAATTGATATACTAACCCAAAAATAATATGAGTAATTAAAAAACTTATGCGTAAAGACTTGGAGAAGCGAGGAATTGTTCGTATATTTACGGGGTAAATGAGGCGGGAAGCCGAGTTAATTTAAAAAAAATAAAGGTTATGCAAGTTAAAATTAAAGTTCAAGCGCAGTATTTCGAGAATTACAATGTTGATGGTGATGGTTTCAACAATTATGGTGATAAAAAACCTCATTGGAAGCCAAAAGGTGGTCAAGAGTTTATTTTTCCCGTTGATAGTGATTGGGCAATGTATGTTGATAGAGATGAAATGGTAGAAGCCATTGATCAAATGCTTGCTAATCAAAGCAATGTTGCTTGTAAGTATGAGTATCTTGAACATGATGTTGATTTCGGTACTCCAATCGTTCTTGAAGGTCTTCAAGAAATGCGTAATGAAATATTTGCTTAAATAATAAAGGTTATGACAAAAAGAGAAATTCAAAGACTCCACAGAGAGCAATTTTTTACAATAGTATGTGAAAAATACCCAGGAACTCAAATTGAAGGTGATATGGGTGGTAGATGGAATATTGATATGGAAAATGGTTTTCGATTTGACTTAAGTGGTATAAGCTATGGTGGTCAAATTGATTGTTATGAGATTCGAGGATCCGAACAATACGAAGAAGGTCAAGTTCTAGAGAAAGAATTACAACTAATTTGGGATAATTTAAAATAATATGACATTTAAAGAAACTTTATTAGCAACTATTGAAGATAATCGACTAGAAATGTTGATGCCTTCCCGAGAATACTCCGAAGAAGAACGCGTATACATGCGTGGTTATAATCAAGCGCTGGAGGATATGCTTGATGATTATGACAGCGAATTATACACAATTAATCACGATAAATACGAATATTCATTAAATTAATAAACATATGAACCCAGTAAAAGAACATTTTTTAGAAAAATCAACAAGTAAAGAAATGCTTGATATTGTAGAATGCATAACACGAGCTGAAGATCAGGGGTTGTTAGTAGAAGTTATTTACACAGCATTAAAAGAAATGAAGGACTTTCCAAAATCTTCACCCCTACTTGCTTTGCAGATAGCTACAGAAGATTGGGATATTTAAAAAAAATTTCGTATATTACACACAAATAAATAATAAGTTATGGCTAAAAATAGAGAATTAAAAGTAGAATTAATTAATGAGTTATCATTTTTAATGGGATTACAAGAAAAGGTATGGAAATATCATCCAAATAATCCAAATGCACATAGTATAGTTGACGAATATGCTAAACTTCAAATAGATATTGATGCTATTGAAAAACAACTTTCAAAAATCGACTAACTCTAATAGGGGGAGATAAACGTAATATCCAAATAATACAATCGACGGATTGATTTGGTTGGGACCTTGATGCTGCAAGCGCGCTATAAAGGTGAAGCCCCCTTAATTTACTACTGTGGTGGAATTGGTAGACACGTGGGACTTAAAATCCCATTCTGATTGTGGAGTGCGGGTTCGATTCCCGCCAGTAGTACAAATGTTCTTTAACTTATGGTCGAGTAGCTCAGTTGGATAGAGCAATGCCCTTCTAAGGCATCGGTCATAGGTTCGAATCCTATCTCGACTACTATGTTCTCATAGCTCAGTTGGTTAGAGCAAATCACTCATAATGATTAGGTCATAGGTTCGAGTCCTATTGGGAACACACGGGTATGTAATGTACCTTATTTTTTGTTTTAAAGGGGATAGATTGGCTATCACCCTTTTTTTATTTATATTATCTTATATTTTATAGGGGTCCCAAACTAAAACAAAAACAATTATGGAAACAATTTATTTTATCGTTGGTGCAGTATCAGTATCCGTTCTATTCATAGTAGGGTGGTTGGTGAGTGTTGTGTCAAAACAATCAAAACAAATCCACAACTTAGAAAGAGTTGTGAGTGATATCGAAGCAAATGATATTACAGAAAGTGATGTACGAGGTATTGTTGACTCTAGAGTTGACAAATATTCTTTATATGTAGACAAAAGGTTTGATGACTCATTAAGATTATCTGATGATAATTTTAGAGAAATAAACCAATCTTCTAGTAGACAATTTGAAAATGTTTATCGTGATATAAACGAATTATCAAAAAACCTACAGGAGAGAATTTATAACACCCAAATAACAAATACTAGAAAGGTAACCGATGGTGATCTTCAATCTGAGTATTAATATTTATTAACATATAGGGACCCCTTAAAATTAATATGATGGAACACGATTATAAGTTATACGAAGAATATGGTTATAAATCTCATAGTTTGGGGTTGTTTGATGAGTGGAGAAATATAACTTCATCTATAATTTCCAATAATCCAAAAATAGATAAAGGTGAAGCCGCGGAACAAGCATTTTCTCAATTAGTGGGGAGCAAAAAATGATTGATCCTGAAAAAATATTTAATTTATTTTCTCAAATTGGTGAAGGGAAAACCTCACCTAAAATGGTAGAACAATTAATAAAAGTCCAGGATTCTCCTGCTTTTAAATTAGGTATGTTTCAAAAAATGATATTTAATCATTTAGAATTTAATGATAGTTTAATTTCTTTGGTTAAACGCGCAGATGAAGATTTTGACATAGACGACGTAAAAAATGCAAGTGAATACATTGTATACGTTAGAGCATGGGAATACATCGCAGATTTTAATCTAAAAGACATGGAAAGTTTTGAAATTCTTAAAAATTACTCATCCCAAGAACTTCACACATCATTCAAATTATCAATTCATTTCTTCCAGGAGTTAGAAGAGTATGAAAAATGTGCCCACCTCCACCAAATCGAAAAAGTAATTCAGTTTTTCCTAGTTTAAACTTGGATACCACAAACCTTCCCCGTAACTTAAAATCACAGGTTTAGAAAATGGGGAATAAAGGGAATAGGGAAAATAAGATAGATAGAATATAATAAGATAGGTTGGATGCCGGGGGAAATGTTCGTATATTAGTGTCTAAATAATAAAAATATGAGATATCGTAGTGTAGTTTTGGACATGACCGTAACATTGGATGCCAAACTAAAACAATTAGAAACCGCTGTTAATCGTCAACAGCCTGTTAGGGATTTCCTCCAAGTAATTGGAGAATCTAAGGAAATTTTAATGGAAATTCAATCCTACATAGAACGTGAAGAACGTTCCGCCGGAGAGATAAACAAAACAAATTATAATAAATAGTAAAAAATAAAAGTTATGAATCTAACAGCAGAAAAAATCCAATCAAATTGGGTAGAATTTATGAGTAATATTGATACTCATATCTCATCACCTCGTAAGGAGAAATTAATAGAATTTTATGAAAAGTATCAAGAGCGTATTTCGCTTATGCCTGCTGCTCATAAAAAAGAATATCATTCTGCCTTTCCGGGTGGTTATGTTGACCATGTTAACCGTGTTGTGAGAGGTGCTTTATCTATGTCCGGGATTTGGGAAGGTTTTGGTTGTGATATGACCACCTTTACTACTGAAGAATTAGTTTTTTCTGCTATTAATCATGATTTAGGTAAAATGGGTTCGGAAGATGAAGAATCATACATACCTCAAACCGATAAATGGAGAAGAGATAAGTTAGGTGAAGATTATATGTTTAATAAGAAAGTACCATTTGCTTCGGTTCCTGATCGTGGATTATTTATGTTACAATCTCATGGTATTACGTATACTTTTAATGAAATGGTAGCAATCCAGACTCATGACGGTTTATATGATGATGCTAATGTTAAATACTTAAAAACATATATGCCAGAACAAAAACCACGTACTTCATTACCTTATATTCTACACCAGGCCGATATGATGGCTGCTAGAATTGAGTTTGAGGTTGAATGGTTACCTAAACTAAACAATAATTTGGATTCCCAGAAATCTAATTTTACATTGGCGTCAAATAATAAAAAACAACACATATCTAACACTAAAAATAAGGCCTTAGGATCAATAAAAAGTGAAGGGTTAAAAAATATATTTGATAAATTATGATAGAAATTGGAATAATAATAGTATTAGCAGTTATAGTCGTACTCCTCGGGTTTACGACTTTTAACTTAATGCGTAAGAATGAAAAACAAGAAGATATTTTAGTAGAATATATGAGATATCTAAATAAATTAACAACGGCCATTGAAGAATCAGATAAGCGTCTAAAAGTGATTGATGAAAAAGGACTATTTTCATCTGATGATGAAATTGGATGGTTCTTTAAAGAAATTCAAAAACTTCAAATGATTTTAAATGAGTTTAGAATTAAAGATGTATAATGGATTCAATTATAAGAAAGAGAAGACCCAAGTCAAAAAACTACTTTACTCAAGAAACTGAGGATGCTATTGTAAGATACAATGGTGAAGAAGATTCTGAAGTACGTTCAAAAATCTATGAAAGGGAAATACATTATCCTTTCTTTAAACTTACAGAGAATATAATTCATACTTTTAAGTTTTATTATACTGAAGTAGATGATATTGAACATCTACAACATGAAGTAATTACTTTCTTATTATCTAAAATTCATTTATTTGACCCATCCAGGGGGGCTAAAGCATATTCCTATTTTGGAACTATTGTAAAACGTTATTTAATTTTATCAAATCAGAAGAATTATAAAAAAAGGGTTGAAAAGTCACCATATGAGAGTTTATTAGAAGACCCAAAACATTCTTACACCCCATCATCAGATGATGCTAAAGATCCATTATCAGATTTTATTGAAGAATATGTGGAATATGTTACCGAAAATATATTTGAAATATTCCCTAAAGAAATGGACGCTAAAATAGCAGACGCCATACTAGAATTATTTCGTAAAAGGGCAAGTATAGAAATATTTAATAAAAAAGCACTTTATATCTTCATTAGAGAACAAGTAAACGTGAAAACTCCCAAAATTACCAAAATTGCAGATAAACTATATGGCATTTTTAGAGGAAATTATATATTTTATTTAGAGAATGGATATACAAACTTTTAGTTTTAATATTTATAATAAACTGAAACGTATGTATTATGTCACAATTAGATAAAGTAGTATTTGGTAAGAAAAAATTTTCGGATCTTTTAGAAGAAATTTATAATAATCAAAAGAAAAAAGAAGGCCAAATTGGTGCTTTGATTTCTGAATTGAAACCCCTTATCTCCGATATAGGAGATGCAACCTTAATAGTCCCTCTTATTAAAGAGTATATGGATATTGGGGTTAAAAATGATGATTTACTTATTAGAATGACTACAATAGTTCAACGTGCTCTACAAGCCGAAGCTAGTGGTGATGATTCTTTCGGAATCTCTCAAGATGAAAAAGATCAACTTTTATCCGAAATAAATAAAATAGCTGATAAAAATAAAAAATAATGGGTGAAGAAATTAAGTATGGACTCTATGGAATGTCTCCTTCATCGCCCCTCGGTGAAGGGGGGGATCAAGGAGATAATAATTCTTTAATACCCGTTAGAGTTATAGACATAGTTTTAAATGATTCCCATCCTAAATTCGAAGAAGTTGGAGGGTGGAATGGTTTAGGAACTATTTTTTACCTTACAACATCTGATCCTACATTCAAAAATTTAACAGATCAAAAAGCAAAACCTTCAATATCAAATACAAAGCAATTCCCTCTTATAAATGAATTAGTATATCTTTTATCTCTCCCAAACCCTAATAATCAAAATGGGGGAGATGAAACCGATCAATATTACTTTAACACTATAAATGTTTGGAATAGTCAACACCATAATGCTTTACCTAATGGGTTAACATTAGAAGAAAACCAAAAAGCAGATTATACCCAAACATCAGCCGGTAATGTTAGAAGAATTGAAGATGGTAGTACTGAAATAAAT